GGTGCCTCTGTGGGTATCACAGGCACAGGCTACGGTGCAGCGGCTTATGATGCAGAGACACTTACCTCTGTGGTTTTGACCAGTGTTATAAACGTGGTGGCAGCTACAGTTGCTGTTAGCATCACCAGCAATAGCCATGGTCTAGAGATAAATGATTTTGTTTATTTTAGTACAGCTACTACAGTGGGCGGTAATATACTACTGACAGACTCTACATTTGGTGGCCCTATATTTAAGGTGGTATCTGCACAGGATGCAAACAACTTTACAATCAACTCTCTGGTAAATGCAGCGGCAACCAGTGCAGGAGCAGGTCTAGCCGTGGCACAGTTTCTTGTATCTGTTAGCTCTAGTGCAGATTACAGAACATGGAACTCACCAGCTGCATCTTCTGGTATTGAGTTTGAAGCTGCCAACTGGACACTGGATAACTTTGGTGAGATACTACTGGCAAACAGAAGAGGTGGTGGTCTCTTTCAATGGTTCCCAACATCTGGTGGGAGTGTCAGAGCAAACGCTGTCACCAATGCACCTGTTAGTTCAAACAGCTTTGTTGTCTCTCCTAATGACAGGCACGTTGTTTGTTTTGGTTGTTCCAACGTAGCAGGTACAAAAGAACCTCTTCTGGTCAGGTGGTCAGATCAAAATAACTATAATAACTGGACGCCTTCTATTAGTTCTACTTCTGGAGAGAACAATCTAGCAGGTGGTACAGTGATTATGCAGGGCATCAGATCACGTAACCAGATAGCTATTCTTACAGATGAAGTTCTCTACGGGATGCGCTTCACAGGTCCACCGTTTATCTTTTCTTTTACTGAACTAGGCACAGGTTGTGGAGGCGTTAGTCAACATGGTGGCGTAGATATGGACGGCGTACCTGTGTGGATGGGGAGGGATAACTTCTTTATTTTAGACGGTAACAGAGTCAGGAGATTAGACTGCACAGTGAGAAGACATATCTATGATGACATCAATACCTCTGAACTAGGTAAGATATTCTGTGGGCTTAACTCTGAGTTTAAAGAAGTAACTTGGCTCTACCCTTCTGCTAGTTCTACAGAGTGTGACAGGTATGTGTCTTGGTCAATGGAAGAAAACTACTGGGTCTATGGTGAGGCTATCTGGACAACGTGGAATGACAGTAGCACTTTTGATAATGTAATCACCACTGGTACATCTGTAGGAACCACCAGAATATATGACAACGAACCTCCGGGTGTCTTTACAGCCAAAGGACTCAAACTAGATTCTTTCATTGAGTCTGCTGACTTTGGCATAGGTGATGGTAATGAGATGCTTTTTGTTGATAGACTTATACCTGATATGACCATCAACAACGGGCAGGTATCTTTTACAATTCAAACTAAAGAGTTTCCAAATAGTCAGCTAAGAACCAAAGGACCTTTTAATCTTACACAGTCTACAGAAACTGTTAGGTTTAGATCAAGAGGTAGGCAGGCTAGAATTAAACTGGAGAACAATGCAACTGGAACTGAGTGGAGATATGGTGAGCTTAGACTAGACATACAAGATGATGGACTAAGGTAATGACTACAACATATCCTACAATACCCATTCTCTACAACCTAAGTGACGAAGAATTAGTAGAGATGTACACCGTGGTTCGTCAGTGGGCAGATGGTCTAATTGCAGAGCTAGACAGCAGAGACCTAGATCAAGAGAGAAGAGGAGCTTATAGAATTAACAGAGCAGTTTCTTTTGGAGAGCTAGGTCAGGCCAGAGGTGGTGATATTGTTTATGAAAGAAAAACAGGTAAGTTTAAAGGTTATGTTAGTCTTGCAAGCACTACTATTGGATGGACGGATTTTAATTAAATGAACTATGATATGAACACACTACTATCTATGATGGGTGCAGGAGGACAGGGACAGAGTATGCCTCCTCAATCCACTGTTCTTTCTCCTATTATATCTGTTCCTATTCCAATGCCAGCCTTGGGTAGCAGACTAGTTCCTCCTCCTTCTGAACCACAGCAGGTGGCAGACTATGACTATACCCTGAATACTCTTAAACCTAGGCCTATATATCCGGGGGCAAGCTTTGCCAATGTTGGCCTAGAAGGGTATAATACATTAGAGAATATACAAGAAAACCAAGGACTCTCTCCATTTGATCAAAGTCAAAGATCAATGATAACAGGCACTAGCACAGGGCAGTTGTCACAGACCACTGCTAACCCCGGTAATCAACAAGGAGGGCTGGCAAGTCTTAAAGATACAATAGGAGCCATGTCATAATGAATACAATGCAGAATCCTAGAATGCAAGCACAGGCATTGAAGCGTATGGGGAGAGGTCCTGATACGCAGCTTATTCATATGACTGACTCAGAGATAGATGCACTCAATGGTCTCTCTGCACTGGTATTCAAAGAACCACTAAGAACAAACCCAGAGACAGGTCTACCAGAGGCTGGACTGTTTAAGAGATTGCTTCCCACGGTTCTTGCCATAGGTGCTGCCACGTTCTTAGGTCCCGGTGCTGGTGCTTTCTTTGGTGCTGGAGGAGCATCAGGTTTGGGTCTTAGTACAGGACTAGCCACAGGACTAGGCACAGGTCTTACAGCTTTTGGTGGTCACCTTGCTGGTCAAGCTCTTTCAGGTCAAGACATGGACTTTGGAAGGGCAGCACTAGCAGGTGCAGGTTCTGGTCTTCTAGCTGGCTATGGTGCAGCTTCAGATGCTGCTACGCTAGGAGAGGCAGCTAAAGCAAAAGGCGCTTTAGCAGGTGTTACTACGAACCCAGCAACAGGCCTACCAGATTACGCATCTGCGACGATTAAGGATGCAAGTCTACTGCCTGCAAATTTACCTGCAGCAGATGTTCAAACTGCTCTTGATTCTATGGCAGCTGGCCAAGCAACAGGTTTAGGAGGATACGCTAGAACTTTTGAAGAAGCAGGTAAATTTTTAGGAGATGACTTACTAATGAATGTAGGTGCACCTCTGGGTGTAGCAGCACTAACAGGAGAGTTTGATGAACCCCTCCCAGAAGCTCCAGCAGGTGATGGTGATAGAAGAGAACCCTTTGTTCCTACAGCCCTTAGAGCAAGCAGAGAGCGCAGAGACATAGACAGAGATGAAGATGGAGAGGTGACACAAGAAGATATTATGGAAGTGGTGCAGGGACTACCAGAGGGTCAAAGCTCTAGGTTCTATACACCTATGCAATATACCCCTCTGAGCACAGGCGGTCTTGTAAATCTTGAGCAAGGTGGTAGCATAAAAGCAGCAATACAAAATCTCACAGGAGGTGAGGGTTCTACTATTCTTCCCATACTTGCACAGGCAGTTGTAAAGCCCGGAGAGGAAGAGGAAGAAGAAGCAACTACCAAGGGCTACCCTCTGGGAACTCCGGGAACACCTCCCGGTATGCCAGCCACTGGTATTGCCATAGGTGGTGGTCAACCTCCTCAACCGTTTCAAGCGGGTGGCTCCACTGATGCAGATGATGTTACCATAGGTTCTGGAACTGCTACTCCCGGTGAGTTTGGTAGTTCAGTAGTTGGTTTAGCTAGTGAAGCAGTTCCTAGCACAATGGGAGGTGCTCTAGGCACAGGTTTGAGCACAGCTGGTAAAGCTGCTGCAGGTATAGGTATGATGAGTCCTCCGGGATTAGCTATTACAGGATTAGGTTATTTAGGAGGCAAACTCTTTGATTTCTTAGCACCAGACCCTCCTCCTCCTGCTCCTCCTCCTGCTGGTCCCATACAAGGACCTCCTACAGCAGAACAAGCAGCAGAACAAGCAGAGGCAGAAGATGCAGCGGCAGCAGCGGCAGCTGCAGCAGCTATGGCTGGAATAGGAATGGACCTAGGAGATCAACCAGAAGATTTTGAAGATGGTAATCCTTCAGTTCCGGGTAGTCAAACATCAGTTGCACAGGCAATGGCTAATGTTGTTTCTGGTGCTCCGAGTATCGGCGGTCCCAGTAGTACTCCCAGTGGTACTCCCACTGGTGGTGGTGGTAGTTCTATTGGTGACAGTGGATTTGGAACTGACTCTGGTCCCGGCTCTGGATTTGGTGATTCAGGTTTTGGTGGTCCGGGTGGTGAAGAGGATGCTGATAGTAGTAGCTCCAGTGGTGCTGATGCAGCTGATGGTGCAGGTCCGGGAGGTGACGGATCAGATACTTCTGCTGCTGATGATGTTAAAACAGGAGGTCAGGTAGGCATTGGAATGCAAAGGCTACTGAAGTTTGAACAAGGTGGTCTGGCAGGTGTTCCCTACTTTGAGGGGCGCGTGATGCCCACAGGTGATCCCAAAGAAGACGGCATGTCAGACAACATTCCGTTTGTCATAGCAGGTCAAGAGGGTGGTCAGATGGGAACGCAACCTGCTATTCTGTCTCCTGATGAGTATGTCATACCAGCTGATGTAGTGTCTATGTTAGGCAATGGTTCTAGCACAGCTGGATCAAATCAGTTGGATCAGTTCATAAGTAACTTTAGAATGGATAAGTATGGCAGACCTAAACAACCACCAGAGATGCGCGGAGGACTTAGTTCTCTTGCATAAAGGATGTAATGAAACTAATAAGAATAGAACAGAATTGTGTTGAAGTTACGTGGCCCCATGCAAAAGGTTTTATTAAAAAAGCTTTGGATATTAGTAAAGGAGAACGAGACCTAGATGACATCTACCTATCTCTACTTCATAATCAGATGCAGCTATGGGTTTTAGTCAGTGAAGAGGACGGGATATTTGGAGCTTGTATTTCACAGATGGTGGAGTATCCAAAATACAAAGTGTTTATGGTTCCTTGGGCAGGAACCAAACCACACACTATAAAGAAATGGTATTCTTATATCTTTGGTGAAGATTCTCCTCTGGAACAATATGCAAAAGAACAAGGAGCCAAAAGATTAGAACACCCTGTAAGAGACGGTTGGTTAAAATATACTAAGGAACATAACTTTGAAAAGTACTATACTACTATTGTAAAGGATGTTGGCTAATGGATGTAAAAAAACTTATCAGTGATTTTTCCATAGCGGAAAAAATTGAACTGTACAACTGCTTGTACACTGACCTATCTGGAAAAGGAATAGGTGGTGACACTGAGCTTGCCCATGTAAACTCTGAAGAGATGGTAGTTCTACGTGCCATGGGCGGTGCAGGTACAATCAATCCTAATACAAATCTTATACAATTTCTTGGTGGCGGTAGCTCTTCTCCTCCCCCTGCTCCTGCTGTTCAAACCAGCGTACAACAGAGTGAGTTTCCCACAGAGCTTAAACCTTTTATTAAAGATATTTTTGGTAAAGCCCAAGCCATTCAAGAGCAAAGAGAAGAAGCAGGTTTTCAAGCTTTTGAAGGTCCTCTTCAAGCTAGGTTTGACCCTGCCCAGACCAGAGCTTTTGAGCAAATAGAACAGATACCCGGAGCAACTCAACCCCTCTTTGAAGAAGCCACCACACTGGCCAGAGAAGCCACGCGCTCTCCCACTGATCCGCAAGAAGTTGCATCTTTTATGAACCCTTTCCTCAGAAATGTCACAGACATTCAGAAGAGAGAAGCGCAGAGAATTGGAGATGTAGAGGAGCAACAGCTGGCAGCACAAGCTGCACAGGCAGGTGCATTTGGTGGATCAAGAGCAGCTGTTCTAGAAGCAGAACGTCAGAGAAACTTAGCAACACAGCTAGGTGACATAGAAGCAAGAGGTCTTGCAGCTTCTTATCAGGATGCTCAGACTAGACTTGCAAATCAAAGAGCCAGAGAAGCAGCAGGTGCCACACAGCTGGCCTCTCTTGGCTCTGCTATACCTGCTCAACAGTTGAAAGAACTAGGTGCACTGTCAGGTGTAGGTGCTGCTAGACAGACGCAGGCTCAAAGAGGTATTGATCTGGCACGGCAGGAGTTTGAGGCAGAGGAAGCTTTCCCGCTTAGAACCCTGCAAGAGTTCTCTTCTATTCTCAGAGGCTTTCCCATTGAACCCACCAGAACAACCAAGGAACAACAGTTCTCCGCTGCTCAACCCTTGTCTACTCAACTACTGGGCGTGGGTACACAGGCACTGGGAGCACTGGGTGCAGCTGGTATCAAACCGTTTGGTCAAGCAGGTGGCATGGTAAAAGAGATGCCTGTCAAGGCACAGAGTGGTGGTGCTCTTAGTTCTCTGCTGGAAAAGACTCAAGACCTTGACACTTCTCCTGTTCTGGGTATGAAAAGAGGCGGTAGCTTTATGGAGCAGCTTCTTACAGGTGGTCTTCTGTCTACTGATAAAGCAATAAATATGGCTAAAAAACTACCTGCTCCTGTAACATCTATGCTAGGAGGTGCCGGTCTTCCAAAACTTCTTAATCAGATGGGATCACGCGCACAAGCTCCTGCTGCTCCTGCTGCTGGCCCTTCACAAGAAGAGATAGATAAACAAATAGATGCTATGCTAAGACAAAGAGCAGCACAGGGTCAACAGATGGCATCCAAGGGTGCTGGTCCTGCACAGGTAGGCTCTCAAGTAGGTCAGGTCAGGCAAGCCTTCAAGGGTGGCGGTGGCCTCAGACAAATGGTACAGCTGCCTAGTAACAGGGTGAGGTTTGGCAAGACTGCTTATCAGGATGCTAGTTCTCCTTTAGTAGAGGATACTAGAGAGCTATATGAAGAATATATTGGAGGTCCCCAGAGAAGGGGTGCAGAAGTTGGTAGATTAATGTACGAGCGTCCCGGCCCTCTTACTTATGGTTCTGAATATGTTTTTGGAACACGCGAAGGTCTTGAAGATATTGAAAGGCAACAAGCAGAATATGATAAAGCAATTAATCAAATAACTTCTATTGGTGCTACTCCTGCTGCTCTAGCAGATGATGGAGACGGAGGTATAGCTGCAGAAGTTACACAAGCAGAGGGAGGATTAGAAGAAACACCTAAACCTAAAGCAAAGAAAACTCCTGCACCTGATAAAAAGAAAAAAGATACAAAAATTTTGATGGACCCGGAACAAGCTGGGTTTATGAAGATAGCAGAAGCTGAACGCTTTATAGATAAAACTCCTATGATAAATAAACAAGGGAATGTAACTTTAGGTAACATGGCAAAATTACTAGGTACTTATACAGATTACAAAAAAGCAGAGCAAGCACAAAAAGAAAAAATTAATGCAGCTAACATTAAGAAAGCTGCAGCTGCCAGAGCAGCACGTACAGCTGATGCAGAACTAGCCTTGAAACAAGGTCAACTAAGGACTGAATTAGGTAAACCCGCTGTTGAGAGAATCAAAGCACTCAACAGTTTATTTCAAGCAAAATCGGCCACCCTTAATGATCCAGCTACTTCACAGTTTTTAACTGAGGCCCAAAAAACACAACTACGAACAGAAATAGCTCAATTAGAAGCACAACTTCAGCCTTTACTTGCTTTACCTAGCCCTGCATTAGAAGCATTGGCTGAAATTCAAGGTATATCAGCTACAAAACCTTTGCGTAAGAAAGCAACGTAAATGTCTGAGATACTTACAGGAGATATCACCATTCCTACAATGGAGGGTGGTGATACCTTTGACCTAGGTAAGTACGGTTTGGCATCAGAAGATTTTCCAGAGTTAGTTGGTAAATCAGAGGCAGAGGTTATTGACTTCATCATTAAATCTTTTGAAGAACCTTCTTCTACTCCTGATCCAGAACCTGCTCCTGCACCTCCTCCTTCAGATGACAACTTCCTCCCTGCTCTGGCCTACGGAGCAGACACAGCACAAGCTGCCCTAGGTGCAGGTATCAAAGCTGTTGGTCAGGGTCTCAACATAGAAGGTCTAGAGGAATATGGAAGAGACCTAGAAGAAAGAAATCTAAAAGAAGCAGAAGAATCTGCTAAACAGTACAGACAAATCAGACTAGATGACGTAGACTTTGGTGAGAACACCACTGACTTTATCATCCAAACACTGGGAGAAACTCTACCCTCTATGGGCATAGCTGCAGGAGGTGCTGCCCTAGGTGCTGCTGCAGCTGCTGCTACTCCTGTTGCTGCCCTGACCGCCACTGCAGGAGGACTGGCAGGTGCCTTTCTCCCGTCCTCTCTGATGGGCGCAGGTGAGGTTCAGCTAAAGATGCAGAACCTTGTAGATGATTCTGACTATGAGGACCCTGCCACTGCTATCACAGGTGGTCTTATCATAGGTGCTCTGGACACTGCTGCTGCTGCTATACCTGCTCTTAAACTTTTAAGTAAAGGTTTTACTCAGAAAGCCACCTCTGAAGCACTAGAAAAGTCAGGTATTGATTTTGTTGTCTCTAAGAATGGCACAGCCACTGCAATAGATGAGCTAAAGAAAGCAGGTGGAGACTTTGCAAAAGCAGAGGCTAACATTGTTGCAGGTGCCAGAGATGTCAGCAGAGGTAGACTGGTGGGTGCTGGTGTAGAGGGAACAAAGCAGCTTGCCAGAGAGGGTCTAACAGAGGGAACACAAGAGGCAATTGGTAGTCTCCTTGCACAAGGCTCCACAGGAGTAGAAGATGAAGAGTTTCTTTCTTCTATTCTAGAGTCTGCTGTCAAAGGTGGCATAGCAGGGTTTGGTCCCGGTGCTGTTGTAGGTGCACTCAAGGGAGGTAAGGGAAAAAACTATGAAGATTTAAAAGAAGAAGAGGCTCCAAAGATTGATGACTCTGCTGAGATTAAAACTCCTGAAAGCAAGACTGACTATGTAGAGGCAGCAGAAACTCAAGCAGCTGATATTGAGAATGACGTAGCACCTGCCACTGACATAGGAGAACTAGCAGATGTTATGAACCTGAGAAACAGAGATGACCAACAGTTCTCTGAGTCTGGTGATGGCACAGCTGCTTTTCTTAATGAGTACGCTGATCTGTCCAAAGAAGCCACTGATCTTAGGGCTGAACAAGAACTAGGATTAGTCAGCGGAAATATTAAAGGCGCTGCAAAAGTATCAAACAATCTAAGATTAAGAATAAAAAAGCTAACTGAGATGAATAAAATTATTAGCACTCCTCAGTTTCAAGCTTCTCTTAACAAACACCCTGCTCTAAAAAAACAATTAGACAACATAGGTTTAGAAATAGATGCTAGGACAGCTGAGATAAAAGCTGCCTCTGTTCCTGCAGGTATAGTGGGAGAAGCAGATATTCTACCAGAACTTACAGATTTAAATGACGCACCTATTCTAGAAACAACTGAAGGAGGAGCGCAACTACCAATAAAATTTCAAGAAGGAGCTAATATTTATCTTGATAACTTGATGAAAGCTCCTATACCAGAAGACTCTAATCTTTTATCTAACTTACCCATTGCTCAAGAAATGTTAGCTCTGGCAGATCACATAAAAAAACAAATTCCTTTTCTTAGAGTTGATCCTAGAACAAGAATGGAGTTTAGTCCTAAAAGACTTGAAACTGTATATGTCAAGTTTGATGAAGCGGTAAAGAAAGCTGCTCCTCAAACTAAGTTTGATCCTGAGACAAAGAAAAACGTAGACAATCTAATAGAAGCTGGTAATGCTCAAGGACCTAGAAAGGGTATGGACACAGAGGCTCCTCGCCCTGTAAATGTAAGGGACAACGGTCCTCAAGGTATGCTCAACCGTGTAGGTTTCTACATGAGGTATATGTCCTCTAATAAAAGGTTAGCAGATAAGTTTCCTGAACTACGCAAAATGTACAACCTTGTCAAGAGGTATAATGAAAAGTGGTTCTCTATTATAACTCAGGGTATAGAGGGTAGAAGTCTTGTTCTTGCTCTACCCCGTGGAGAACTTAGGCAGAAGTACAGGAACATGAGAGTGAAAGCTGATCTGGTAAGCGCACCCATTGAGTTTCCAGAGAGTGGTGATATAGCAGCAGCAGGTGGAGTTGCACGTATAAACATACCAATGATAGAGGGTGTAGAAGGTCAGTATGACAATGTGCCAGATGTAGAAAGAAGAAGACTCTACCTGAAAGAAGTCATGCCCTATCAAGAGTATGACCCAGACTCTGGTAAATTAAATTTAAATTTTACTGAAGAAGAAATACAACAAGGGTTTATAGAAGAACGTGATCCTCTTGTTGTAAATGCTTTGTTTCAAGAGCAAAGAACCATTGAGTCTATGTGGGACAACCTGATAGGTAGTAGAATAGACAGCATAAAAAGAAGATTAAAAGATGCTGATGAGAAAGCTGGTGGCAAAACAAATAGCACTCGCACAATAGAAGCTGAAGAAGATGCTATACTAGTAGAGCGTGGTCTTACAAGAGATGATATCCTTACTGAAGTTGCAGAGTTTGATCTTTTCTTACGTGCTTTAGAAAGAGTAAACAACACACAAAAAATAAAAGCAGAGAAAGAACAAGGTCTCAATGTTTCTAAAGAAGCTTTAGAGATCATGCCTGAAGCTATAAGTGAACTCACCTCTTCTATTAAAAACAGAAGAGAGGGTTACTTCCCACGCATCAGAGCAGGTGACTTTATCATCAGAGCATTTACAACTATCACTGACTCAGACGGTAGAAAAACTAGAAAGGTTGTCTACCGTAGAGATGTCAATACTCCGTATGCCCAGTCACTAATAGGTAGGTTCAAGCCCGGAACTAATCAAGATCAACAGGCTATGAACTTTATAAACAACAAGTACAAAGCTCCTTTGGAACAGTTTTATAAAGACAAAGGTTTAGATGTACAAATTGAGGTTGTGGCCAAGGGAGATGAAAACTACAGTGTGTTTGCTGAATCAGAGCTAATGGACATGGCTGTGCTAGAGTCCATTCTTATTCACGAAGCTAAACTAAATGAAGATTTTTCTGGTAAGACTGTGCTGTGGAGAGGCACATATGTAGATCAAGATGGTAATGTAGAATCCAAACCAATAAAAGATACTGCAGCATTTATAAGATTCTTAGCCAAGCAAAGAAGAGAGCGTATGCAAGGTCAAGGTTTCGGAGGTTCTTTGATGCAAAGAAAGAACATTCCCGGATATCTTACAGCTGATAACGTAGAGTCTTACCATGATAACGCATGGGCGCAGTATGTTACCTCCATGGGTAGGTACGTTGCTAAGAATGGTGTTGAAGATGAGGTTAAAGCAGAGCTAGACCGTTTAGATAAACTACAGCAAAGAAAACTTCCGGGTAACTTTTTAGAAGTTGCGGATACCATGTGGAACAATACTAAGTCTCCACAGGGTGCTGCCTCTGCTCTAAAAAGTATAGCCTTCTATGGTTTCCTAGGTGGTAATTTTTCCTCTTCCTTTCTTAATCTTACACAAAACTTTGTCACTGCCTCTCTGTTGTACGGAGCATACGGTAAACTTTTTCAACCCAAGGTCAGTAAAGCAGCAGCTGCAGCAGCTAGGTTGTCAATCTACTATTCTAGAAAGCAAGCGTTTCTAGAAGCAGATAGGGTGAATGTTGTACGCATACTCCAACAGACAGGTGCAGCGAGAAACGCAACAGAGGCAAACGATCAGTTTAATAAACTATATGAACTACAGCGGCGCGGTGTTATTGGAAGGATCAACACTGCAGCACTAAGTCAGAACGCTGATCTTACCACAGAATATTGGAGTGACAAGCTAGGCCTTAACTCTGTAGAGAATATAGCTAGAAAGGGACTAGATGTAGAAAACGTACAAAGGTTTAAAGACTACGCAAGAACTGGTAAAAAAATAGTAGACGGTGTATATTCTACCACTGAGATTGCCAACAGAATTGCAGCTGCTTTGGCAACCTATAATACTGTGAAGGCACACGGTGAGCAGAAGCTCAAAGGTGTGACAGATGAAAAGGCTATCATCAATGCAGGACTAGAACCAATGGTAGAGTTTGCTGCTGAGACAGCTAGTCAAGGAGAGATAGTCAGCATAGAAGATGCTATGCAATACATGGTAGATGAAAGTCAGTTTAATCTTAGTGCTTTTAACAGACCTCGTATTGCCTTTGCGGGTGGAGGCCTAGGTGGTATTGCTCTCCAGTTTATTCCTTTTGTTACCATGATGACAGAGGTATATGCCAACGCTATTCACAGGTACGGTGGTAACAAGTACGGAACTATCAAGGGCGGTGTTCTTAGAATGACCCCTCAAGGAAGAAGAACACTTGCGTTCTTGGTTCTTACACAAGTTCTGATGGGTGGTATGTTTGGTCTTCCCTTTGCAGATGACATGAAAGAAGTTATCAAGGCCTTGGTAAGATCACCTATAGGTAAATCACTGGGTCTCCAACAATCAGATTTAGAGCTTGCCTTCTATGATATAATGACAGATCACTTTGGACCAGAGGCTCTGTCTCTTTCAGAAGCTATTGCAAGAGGACCTATCAAAGCATGGGGAGGTGTTGATATTGCTCAACGTGTTTCTCTTTCTCCTTTCAGGACTCTTATTGAAGCTGGTACAGGGCAAGCCTCTGTTACAGAACTTTTCACTGGTCCTGCTGGTTCTTTCTTTACAAACTCCATAGGAAAATCTTATGATGCTTTTGAAAGAGGTGACCTAGGCAAAGGTATTTTAAGACTTATTCCACTGGCCATTGTTCAGAACATGATCAATGCTTGGGAGGCAGGAGAAACAGGAGTGTTTTCAGGTAAAGGTAGACTCTTGACAGACTCCTTACAGCCACATGACCTTGCTCTGATGACACTAGGTTTTTCAACTGAGAATGTTTTCTTACCTAGACAAAGATTGTACAGAGAAAAGAACTTACTTACAAAAAGTAATGCCATCAAAGATTTTTATCTTGATAAAGTTTTAAGACTTATGGTCAGGCAAAAGAATGTTGACTCATCAGAAGAGAAAGCAGAACTAGGTGCTCAGATAGAAAAACTATTTAAAGAAGTTCTTGAACATGACCTGAAACAAGAGCAGATGTCTGACATGATTGATCCCAACTTTAACATAAGGAACACTGCTCACAAGCGTTATGTTGATCAAGTCTTAGGCCTAGGAAAATATACTGGTGGCATAGAGGCACTACAGACCAGACAAAAAGAAGGGCTTGTAGACTAGTAATTTTTTTGTTTGTTAGCTCTCCCTCCCCTGCTAGTGTAAGACTATGCAGGATGAACTTAGAAACAAAACAAGGCATGTCTTTGTAGGGTATGACTCCAGAGAGCATATCCCTTTCAAGGTCTGTGCTCACTCTATTGCACGGCGGTCCTCTACCCCCGTGGAGATAACACCTGTCTATCATAAGACGCTCCGTCAGGCTGGCATGTTCTACCGTGCTTGGCAAATAGATGAGGACGGGCAGTACTATGATGACGTAGATAACAGGCCCTTCTCCACAGAATTTTCCCACACCAGATTTCTAGTACCTGAGATAGCCAGAAGAAACAATCTCTCTGGTTGGGTACTCTTTTGTGATTCTGATTTTCTTTTTCTCTCTGATGTATGCGAGGTATTTGATTACTGTGATGATGACTATGCGGTTATGTGTGTTAAACATGATTACACTCCTGAAGAAACCGTCAAGATGGATGGGATGCTACAACAGAACTACAACAAGAAGCTGTGGTCATCCTTTGTCCTCTACAACTTGGACCATCCAGCAAATAATAGATTAGATGAGGTGATGGTAAACAGTGAAACAGGTGGTAACTTACATAACTTCTGCTGGCTTGACAGTGATGATCAGATTGGCAGCTTACCTCACGGTTGGAATTTTATTCCCGGTGTTAGCCATGGGATTAATGATGTTCACGCTGTGCATTTTAGTCTTGGCGGTCCTTGGTTTGATGGTTACGAAGACAGTGAGTATGCTGAAGAGTGGGAAGCAGAACTTGATCACTTTGAATTTAGCCTGAGTAGTTTTAGAAAAATAGTGGAGATATTCTAGCATGAGTAAGTATGATATTGTAACATCTTTCAATCCTGATGGGCTAGAACTATACGGGAGAAACATGCTCAACTCCTTTGCTGATCACTGGGAAGAAGACATAAAACTACATGCTTGGTTCCATGACTTTGGAGAACAAGCATTCTATCTTAGGTTTAAAGAATTAGACATACCATCCCAACATATCAACTACTGTAACCTAAACAATATAGAAGATATGCTCAACTACAGAGAGAAGATGGAGGTGCACAACGGCACAGAGGGTGGGCGCATTGACTACAACTGGAGACTAGATGCTATCAAGTGGTGTCACAAGGTCTATGCCCTGACAGAGACTGCCTCTGATACTCATATGCTACAGGGTAAAGACTGGCTTATCTGGTTAGATGCAGATACCATAACACATTCTCCTGTGACCAAAGAGTTTCTTGACTCTGTGTGTGATGAAGAATATGATGTTGTACATCTGGGGCGCACAGCTGCTGACTATAGTGAAACATCCTTTGTTGCCTTCAATCTCAAAGGTAGACCTGCCAAAGATTTTCTGGCTGATCTACGAGAGACCTATGACAACTGTGAGGTGACTGCTTTCAGAGAGTGGCACGATGGCTTTATCTTTGAACGTCTGCTCAAGCTGCACCAGTACCATGGGCTACACGCACTGAACCTGACGCCCGATGTTCCTGATCTCAATGCCTTTAGTTTCTCTGTTCTGTCAGAGAAAATGGAGCACTTCAAGGGTGATCTAAAGAACGGTGTCTCAAAAGATGTAAGTCTTGAGCATCACAAGAGATACAAACAGATCAGTGAGATGATCCACTTCTACAAGTGCAGCAGCTTCATTGAGACTGGTACATACAACGGAGGCAGAGCCATACAGATGGCAGACGCTGCCTTTGATTACCATGACAAGGTAACCTATGTAGGATATGATCTGTTTGGCACAGCCACGCCAGAGATGAACGAGAAGGAGTTTAACTCCAAGGCAAATAACACTGCAGAGTCTGTGTCAGAGCGGCTGGCAGAGTATGCCATTGAGAAAGCAAAAGAGGGTAAGACCTTTGAGTTCAAGCTGGTTGAGGGAGATACCAACGAGACTCTGACAGATAAACCTGTGGCTGATCTTGTGTTCATTGACGGTGGTCACTCCTATGAAACTGTATCACACGATTACCATCAGCTAATGCACAATAAGGTTGTTGTTCTGGATGACTACTTCAGTAAGGATGACAATGACAACTGGCCAGAAGAAGAACACAGAGGTGTCAACAAACTCTGGACAGAGGAGATCAAAGAAAGAGAAGATGCCAATGTGTATGTCATACCCTCCAATGATCCTGTCAAGGGTGGTGGGTTTACACATCTAGGCCTAGTTATTGACCCTGATCTTCCCAAGTTCAAGGCCAGAGTTCCTATCATTGTAACGCCCAAGGATTGCGTACCCTCTGATGATATTCAGAACAACATCAAAGCAAATCTAACAAAGATTGACAAGTGGATTGATGAGAAGTGCAGGATCAATAACGAGATTATCTTTGTTGTATCTGCTGGTCCCTCTCTGGATGTTGCTCAGATCAAAGAAGATAAAGAGATGCTGGAGGAGGGTAACAAGACTGTCAAGGTTGTCTGTGTCAAACACTCTCTGCCCATTCTGATGGATAATGGACTTGTTCCTTGGGCATGTACCCTGCTTGATCCAAGACCAGTGGAGGGTGTATCCACTCACGGCGTGGTCAGGAGCACACTCTTTGAAAGCATCAGCCCACGCACTCACTTCTGGGTAGCGTCTATGACTGATCCATCTGTGGTGGACCTGCTACAAGATAAAGGTGCTCACGTTGTAGGCTGGCACGCCTTCTCTCAAGCTGTCAAAGGAGGTATCGAAGGGTCAGGACAAGATGCACTGATGATCACCGGAGGAACCAACGCTGGTCTCAGGACCATTGGCATTGGACACACCATAGGGTTTCGGCAGTTCCATCTCTATGGCTTTGACATGAGTCTTGGTAAGGACCCCTCTGAAGATGACCAGAAGGCTCTGGATGAAGAGGGTAAACCAAAGTATCTCAATGTATCTGTGGGAGACAAGAGCTTTTGGACAACAGGAGAGTTACTGGCAGGTGCACAGGACCTAGAGAAGTTGTTCAAGACCTGTAAGGATATGGACCTAGACGTACAGTTCAAGGGTGCAGGAATGGGTCAGGAGATATGGGACATTGAGAAACCAGAACCATGGAAGGGGTATCAACAATGGGGGATGTAGTTAAGTTTACAAACTCAACAATTTTAAACCCGGATGGTAGCTTGAATGAAGAGGGAAAAGAACAGGCGTTGCAGCATCTAAAGAAATGTGTTACGCTTCTTGAAGAAAGAGTAAAAGAAGAAAGTATTGACGGTGCTGTCCTTCTTATGTTCAAGGACGGTGATCTGGCAGAGGATGTGATGGCTGGTAATATAAAATCAACGTCACTTCTTTTTGTCCTAGAGTATATCAAGAATGATCTAATAACTGGAGCAAATAAATTTACACAGGAGATACTGGACGATGATTGAAACTATTCTTATGCACAAAGCAGAAATTATTGAAGCAGTATTAGGTGTTGTTGTGGTGGCCAGTGTAATTGTTGGTGGCACCAAAACTCCTGACCCTGACTCTTGGCTAGGTAAAGCTTACAAGGTTCTTGAGTGGGCATCTCTTACCTTTGGTAAAGCAAAAGAGACTGGAGAAAAGCCAGTTGAAAAGATTGAGGTCAAGGTGGCTGAAGGCACTACGGTAAAAGTAGATGAAGCCAAAGAATGAACATCCACTTGATGGACCTCACCCAACTGATTGATACCTAATGCTCTCTATCTTTGGTAACATCATAGGTTTTATCACCAAGATTATACCTATGCTCTTTGCTTACAGAGCAGGGAAGAAATCTGCACAGGTAGATATACTAGAAAAAGAATCAGAGATAGTGGAGAAGGCTAATGAGATTGAAAGAAGGATTGATCGTATTCATAGCGATGCTGTCTCTGAGCAGCTGCATAAGCGTTGGGGCCTCCCAAAGTAACTGTAGTTGGGTGAAGCCTATCCTTGTACATGAAAAGGATATCTTCACTCCAACCACAGCCAGAACTATTCTTACCCATAATGAAACATGGGAAGAGATATGCTCTAAGTAGAGATTTTAATCTCTCTAGGTTTTAATTCTTCTGGTAGAAAATGCTTGACTTCAATGGTCAGTAGACCGTTCTTGAACGTGGCATCTGTCACCACATAGTGAGGTGCAAGCACAAACTTCTTACTAAAGTTCTTGGTAGAGATACCCTTGTAAGCCATATGCTTTGGAGGTGTGTCTGAGTCCTGCTTCTCACCTTTGATGGTAAGTTCAAGGTTCTCTACAATGACAGAGATATCATCCTCTTCCCAACCAGCAAGAGCAATCTCCACCACATAGTTGGCACCGTCTTTGTATACGTTGTGAGGGGGATACTTGTTATCTTCATAACTGATGTTGTTGAGAGCAGCTACTAGGTTGTTCATGCCTAGCATTCTGTTAAACATATCAGTGGTCAGTTGTGTTTTGAATACATCATTCATAATGTAAACTCCTTTTCAGCAAGTTGTTAAGAGGCCCAACAGCGGCACCTCAGTGAGGATTATAACATATTAATTATCTTATATCAAGCAAATAGTGGCGCTCCCGGCAGGACTCGAACCTGCAACCTACAGATTAGAAGTCTGTTGCTCTATCCAGTTGAGCTACGGAAGCTACATTAACGCATCCCAAGAGATGGGAAAACACTTGGCACATTCTATCTCTATCAAAGAAGCAATATCTCTAGTCTCCTCCTGTGCGTCTAATTTAATTCTAAGAGAGCAAACTCTGGCAAAGGAGACAAGACTGCCTGTCCAGTACCACTCCGTAAACATACTCTGAGGAAGAACCATGCGTGCCATCTCTGGTGCCGCACCTCTTCGTAGCAACTGCTGATAGGTCCAGCTGCATGTCTGCATGGCTTGTTCATAATCATCTACCATGGCACGCCCAGAGCCAGTGGGAGGGTTGATATCTATCTCCTCCTCTGAACTACCTTGTTTTTTATTATCTGGTTTGCCTCTCCAGTATTCTGGATAGTAGAACTCTGGTTCATAGTCAACGTATCTCCTACTGATCTCGTTCCAGACCAGACCCACCTGATGTTTACCAAGCTGTCTGGCCACAAAGATAGGAGCCTTGATCCTAAACTGGAGAGAGGTGTGGGCAAAGGGTGTCCAGTGGTTATGCTTGGCAAGGTATCTGATCAGCCTCTCATCTGATTCATTAAGTAGATCACGCACAGGTCCTGCCTCTGGTATTGACTCCCAGTCTGATTCTTTATTGAAAGAAACTCTGGCAGCGTTTACCACTGTCAGGTCAGAACCCATGTGATCTATCAGTGTAACTTCCATACCGTTCATTCTACTAAACATCCTCCGCACACAGTGTTGATGACAGCTGCACCTATAACATAGGCAAGGTAGCTAGTCAATACTAAAGAGGTAACAATTGTTAGCCAGTCTAATTTCACTCATGCTCCCCACCGGGGTCACCAGCTGGATAAACTATTTTCTTACCGTTGTGCCACTGGTATCGGCTTCTGGAGGGTGTATGATATTTCTTGACAAAGTTAAAACTGTTGGGACTTCTTCTGGCAGTCTCAAACGTGCTGACAGTTATGACTATGGCAGCTATAAGAACAGTGTGTGCAATAAGAGTATACCCAAAGAATAATAAATCTCCTATCATAATTGAGAATGTGATGCACCACATCCAAGCAAGTGTTTGCAGAACTAAATGTCTTACCTGCAAGTCCTTTATGTTTTTCAAAGGACTGATCTCTGCGTTCATCACACCGTTCCAACAATCAAATATAAACTGTTTCATCTTAACGCCTCCGTTGCTTTTGCATCAAAACTATCTGTAAACCCAGAGTCGGGAAACTCCTTGATTGGGTTAAGATAGGTAAGAATAATATCACACGCCTCCATTACACCTCCATCACCCGTGTCCTTTCTAATCTGCCTTAGAACTGTGCAGGTCAATGACTCTGCCATGTCTTCTTTCATTTCAACTACATATGATGTCATTTTCTCATACTCCTAAATTCTTTTTAAAACAGTTGATACTTTTAATAGGAACATCAGGTCCAAACTCTAACCCAGCAAACTCTTTAAGCTCTGCTAGATTATTATGTATATGCTCATAACAATGTTCTATTCTTGAAAACTCTAGCACCTTACCATTCTTAAAGTTTACCTCTAAAGCATCTTCAGCAGCAGTGGGGTTCAGAAGAAACATTATAATAACTATTTTGTACATGATCTTTATGCTCCTATATCTACTACTTCACATACACCACCAGTGCAGGCTAGTTCCTGTGATCCGCTGGTTGTGTCACCCCTCTCATACCCCTGTAGCTCTGTCCAGTCAATGATAGGTGGCATCTGCTTTACCATGTCACCGTAGATATCTTTCTCAATGTCCTGATATGGTGCCTGCTTATAGGAGTGATCAGAGAACGGGAGGAAAGATATACCAGAGAGGGAATCAAAATGTTCCCAACACCATGAACCCACAGCTAACCACTCATGCTCCTTGACAGAGATAGTAACAGATGGCTTGTGCTCACAGTAGTTGTCAGCTATCTTGAGCCACAGTTCCAGCTGCTCAATGGCACTCATGTCATACCTGCACACAGCACCCTCTGGGCTTTTCATGGGGAAGGAGAACACAGTTACACTGTCAGGTGCAGTGAAGTCTGGCTCTGCTGGTACACCTTTGTCCTTGAGGAACATGGTCAGCGGGTCCTTGTTGTCACCTCTGACTGTCCTGACATAGAACGGGTTGTGTCTTGCATGTATACCAGATGCTGCATCAACAAGCTGAGACACAGTGCCAGAAGGCTTAACGCAGGTGACAGCTGCACTCTGCTTGATGCCCAGCTTCTCTGCCAGCTTCTTGTTAGTCTTAACAGCTACATTCCGCAGTTCTTGCAGTGTCTCTGGCTTGGCATTGTACACAGCAGGGCAGTCCATGATACCTGTCAGTGACACACCTAGCAGACGCTCCTCTTCTGTGGTATCTTTCCAACGCTTACGCAGGTAGCCAAAGTCTGTCAGGGTGGACTGGAATGTACCTAGGATAGTGGCCAGTCTAATCTTTTCTTTCAGTGTGGCCACGGTGTCCTCTGCTCTACAGATAACCTCTGACAGATTACAGAACTGGTAAGGGCGTAGGATAATCTCACAGCAAGGGTTGGTGCCAAAGTCAATGGACCCATCACGCCTGCCGTTGGACCCTGCCTTCTGCTGTGCAGATACACGGTTGAAGATCCCGCGCTCTCCGCTCTTGCTCTCATATAGTGATAGCCACTCCTTCATAAAGATACCCATGTCAGGCTTCTCTGTATAGCAGACAGAGTTATTGGAGAGTGCTCTCTGCTGATTGTCTACCCACCAGTCTCCGCTCTTGGCCATACGCATACGCTCATCTGTAAGGTTAGAGAGTGAGATCAAAGCAGACCTCCTGACTCCACCTACAACCACCACCTGTCCAATCTTGCACATGATATCATGGCACTCAATAGACGTGAGCTTTCTACCCTTGGCTTTCTTAAATGTCTGTATGGTAAAGTCAAACAATTCTTCCAGAGGTGCAGGGCCAGATGCTCTACCACCAAATATTCTCAGGCGCTCACCAGCTGCACGTACCTTGCTGGTGTCAATCTTGGGTATACGGTTGGTATAGAGGAGAGAGATAAGATCACGCAGACCTCTGGCCCAGCCCTCTTTGGAGTCAGCAACAGAGATCACATCGTCTGTGTTCTCAAACTCTTGATCAGGTATGGTGGGCAGACTACTGATATACTGCCGCTCAACAGAGAAACCAACACCTGTGCCGTTCATCAGGATATACAGGCACTCGTCAAAAGAACGGGGTGAATCAACAGGAAGATAAGAACAGTTGTACCCTGCCACGTTCTCACGCTTGAGCGCAGGACCAGCTGTCATCAGTGCTCGCATGGACCCCAGAACCTTGAGCGTGAGCATTGCACTTCTTAGCTCTTCTAGCTCTTTGCCATAGAGATCATAGCTATAGTTGTCACTGAGGTGGCGCACCATAAAAGACAGATACCTGTCAACTGTCTCTTCCCACGTCTCTCTCCGCTGCTCTTCGTCTAGCCAGCGTGAGTACCGGGACATATGGATGAATGATTGATAGTTAGTTGGTAGAGTTATCTCTCCATTCGTCTTGGTCTGGGTCATGTTCTATAATCTCCTCTATGTCTTGGACAAAATATTCAAACTTCTTGACCGCTATCTCACAGGCACCGTCCCATATCTTTGCCACGGGTTCTCCCTCAAAGATTATATATTCGTCACTTATGTAGAGTCTGGGTTCCATGTGGAATGCACCTCTTGAGAAAGCAGGATGTTGTCTTCTTCAGTGTTCATATCATATTCAAGCTGAAGAATCAAGTCTGCATAGTGTTTTACCTTGAGAATATCCATGGCACCTTCACCCTTGGTGCGGTGGCGGGTAATATATTTTACTATGTTACCCTCTAGGAAACCAAGCTTGTTTGCATGAATATATTCAACGGGTTGGATTTTGCACTCTTTGTAGTGCGTACCACCCACTTGATCTTCTGTTGGCCTCCTCTGAACTTTCATACTCTTTTATCTCCTCTTTAATCGTAGGATCATGTAGAATAGCGTTGATCCTTTTCCGTATAAACGTAACTTCCTTTGTATCTATAAGCTGCTGAAGAATAACACAAAGGAACAGAACTCTCTCAGGAGAATGTGATTCATGTATACCCTCATCTAGTACAGAGTCAAGGGCAAAGGAAGAACCCTCATAGCTACTGCCCCATGTCATTTGCTACACGCTCCACGCCTATGATATCTTTATGTTTGTGTCTCTTGTACCCGTCCTTCTCTGTGTAGTTGTTTGCTATCTTGTATAACTGCTGATACCCATAACCTTTACGATCTGCCCAAGCTCTCAGGTTCTTTACCCTGACACTCTTACCAGTCTTGAAGGTAATCTTGTAGGGTCCTTGGCAAGGTGCTCCTCCCTTTCTACCGTTGGTGCTCATCACCTTTCTATAGGATGGGTCCTGATATGTCTCCAGTGGTACATAGAAACGAATGCCACCCACATTCTTGTTATAGTATTCTCTCTGATCTGTGCCTTCTAGAACAGAGGTAAGAACATGGTTCTCCATCTGGTAGTACTGTTCATAGTAGTGCAGTCCACGCTTGGTCTCGTACTCTTGTATGATCTCAAACTTAAAGTTTCTCTTCCCAATCTTGTCTATCTCAGTGCACAGTTCCTTGGAAGAAGAGATGTAAACTTTCCAATTGGAAGGTTTATATCTTTTTCTGTGGCGCATCTGCCAGTACTGCTTACACCCTATGTACTTTCTGTGGTTCTTTTTATTGGTGATGATATAGACAAAACCAAAATAGTTCTCTGGGTCAGGGACCCGTGTCTTGTCATCTCTAAACGTCCAGTGCATTTCGTTCATGTCCTCCAGTGCTTTGTCATAGTCTTCACCAAACCAAACTTCATTGCAATGATAGCAGTAACCGTGGCTATCATAGTATACAAATCCGTCTGATGATCCACAGAATTTACATTCTTGATAAGATAATATAATAGATTGATCAGGGCGCTGTGCCATTATACAAAGTCCTCTTCTACTCTGGGTTCTTTTTTTATGTGAGTGAAATACTCTGGACCTCTGGAGTAGTTGTATTTACGCAGTCCTGTCCCATCATTGGCATCCTTCCAGCACTCCACCTTGTAGTCACAGTACTTACAGTTGAAACTTAGTTTCTTGTTACCTGATGGTTCTTCTATCTCTGAGTAGCACCTGTCTGGAGGATCAGTATCAGGCAGCGTATCCTTCAGGTAGGATATCCTTTCAGCTGGATCAACATTGGTAAGAGGAACCTGTAGTAGATTTAGATCACCACCACTCTTGTCAATGGAGAGGAAGTATCCCTTCTCTTTACCTAGGGCAGCACCATAAGAACTAAGCTGATAGATATAACCAAACGGATCATCACCTCTGATGATAGAACCGTCAACAAACTTCTTGAAACCATAAGGTGAGGCAGACTTAACATCTACTAGCTCACCGTCTATGATACAGTCAATGTGTCCCTTGACCTTCTCAACAGATACTTCTTTCTGGCAGTCCTCCACTGTGTGGCCAGCTTCTCTGGCAAGAAGGAGGACGAAAGCTTCTAGTATGTGACCAAGACAAAAACGTATTCGCTGGCTAGTTGTTAGCTTTTCTTTTTCGTAGCCGTTGAAATCATACCAAAGCTTTCGGTCCTCTCTCCCCACTGCTGAGAGTCGCAGCTTACCCGTGCTGTCCCGATTAGACTCCTCAACAAAAAAGTTCTGCATTACCTCCTTTAGTTCGTCTAAAAAGATAGCAAGATTAGCCTCTTCTGGGAGACGCCCCTCTTCTAAACGATAACCTATGTCATCCAGAAGAGTACTAATCTTGCTAGTCATTGACTCTACCTACAACCCATTATCTTCTGTGGCAAAGTCTTCCTCTCCAGTGTAGCCACCATCCACTGCACTGAAGTCCTCTGACGCTCCTCCCTCGTAAGGGACAAGCTCCAACACTTGGACAGCGTCCAGATAGAACACGCTCTTACCTGCCCACTGTCCTTGTTCCATCTCCTTGGCGCGGAACAGAACATTGACCTTGCTCCCGTTACCAATGGCAGTGCCAGAGATATCATTCTTCTGTGCATCTACCACTCGCGGAGCAGGGAGTGCCTTACCGTCACGGGTGAAGGCATTCTTCTTGAACTTGAAGAACGGACCACCACTGGCATGTTTCTTCTTCTTACCGTCCTTGACAGATGCGGAGGGGTTCATACCCTCAATCATCTTGACTCCCTTGGTATCCAACCCAAGGTCAAGGCACCATTCAGTGTCTTCCCTAGAAGTAGTCTGATACTTCTGTGCGGGATTGTTAGGATCAAGTTTTGCCCAGTAAGCTGTACCTTGTACAATTGGCATGGTCTCTAAACTCCTTTCAGTTTACCCAGAATATTCTGGAATGTTTTGATGTTACAGTTCATAGCATCTTCAATGTAAGATGTCAAGCCTTTTTTATTCTTATGTTCTTTTCTTTTTATCTCATCAATGGAAAGGTTATGGTGCATTATGGCATCACGCTCTTTCTTTAGTGCATTGTTCTGTTCAATCAGTTCACTGTTTCTGATGTAAGACTTCTGTAACTGTTCTTGAAGATCAGCTACATTCTTCTCAAGAATGTGGTTATCTAAATCTACAGACATTTCTACTCCTCTGGCTTGGTAAGTTTAAATAAAACAAACGGTGGGAAATCTTCGTCTGGCTCTATCAGGAGAGATGGTGACTTATCCTGTGACCAAGGAGTGTATCCCACGTACTCCCAAGTGTAGCCCTTGTCAGTTTGTTCCTTCACCGTTTCAAAGTATTCTTGATTGCCTAGTCCTAGTGGAATCAAGATTGCTGTTAGAGCTATTATCACTGTTTCCATTTTAACTCCTTTCTAATGTGTCTCTGCCCAATTGGAACCTACGTTGTACTCCCCTGTCAGAGGACATTTTAAACTGTAGAACTCTCCTGCTTCTTTGATACTGTCTATGCCAAGAGTACCTACCATATCTGACAGGGGTTTGTCAACCTCTAACTGCCATTCATCGTGAACATTTGCAACAAAGCGAGCACCCTCTGGTAGCTTGTCGTTGAAGAGGACCAAGCCACGCTTCATCACAATGGCAGCTGCACCCTGTAGCTGCGTGTTCAGTGCAGCGTGAGTGGAACGAATGAACAATCTCCTACCGTCCAGCCCCTTGATGAACCCTCGCTCTGCTGCAAGGGTCACACGCTGGCGCTCTGTGTGGAGGGCAGGGGTTGCCTCTAGGAACTTGTCTATCAGGTCCTGCCCGTCTGCTGCTGTGCCATCTACGATCTTTCCTATCTTGGCAGCGCCTGCACCGTAGAGGAAAGCATAGATAAATGTCTTGGCCTGTGCGCGTGAACTTAGACCTGCCCTCTCTTGGTTGGCTGTGTGTATGTCACCAGAGACAACAATCTCTGTGTACTCTGGGTCGTTCATGTAGTGGCACAGCATCCTGAGTTCAATGGAACTGGCGTCTATACCCACAAGGTTCTGTTTCTTAGGATTGCCCGGGACCCACAGTCTCCTGCACTCTGGGCCATAGGGGGAGTATACAGCTGGGACCTGTGCCATATTCGGAGTGGCATGGGCCATTCGGCCTGTGATTGTACGGAGGGTCAGCACCTTACCGTGTACCCTACCTGTGTCCGGGTTGATTGCATCTAACCAAGAGTTCACCTGTGCTATGCGCTTCTGTAGCATCATGTACCGTGCAATCATCTGCGCCTCTGGCATGTCAATCTCAGAGAGAATGCTTTCATCCACCACCACATTGCCTAGATCAGTCTTCTTCTCAGGGAGCCAGCCCATCTCTATCAACCGCTCTGCCACCTGCTTACGTGACCCGGGGTTGAAGAGGATGTACTTGGTCTTTGTCTTTAGCTTCACCTCTGTGGGTGGGAAGGTATCCTGCATCTGCTCCTTGATAGTATTGAGTTCATCGGTCAGTTCTGCCACCAACATACAGGCATTCTGCTCGTCCAGCTTGAAGCCGTTGGACTCTTGCTCAGAGAGAATAGCCCTGACACTGTGCTCCAGTCTGATACAACCCGGAGAAAAAGAGGATAGTTCCTTCTTCACCTGCTTGTATATCTTGACCGATATTCTGGTGTCTTGCATACAGTACTCGCCCATCTCATCAGAGTACCCCTGATAAAATGTATCATAGTCAATGTTTATCTTTGGGTAGTTGAAGTGCTGACCCCATGCCTCAATTGAGTGACCGCCGTCTCTGGTGGGGTTTGCAAGTTGAGAGAGAACCATGGTGTCGAGCATCTGCTCTGGCTGAAAGCGTACACCCCAAAGAAGATCAAGTATACGAAAGTCAAAATGAATAGCGTTGTGGCCAAGAACTTTATCCGCTTGTGCCGCGTAATCTGCAAAGCTATCTCTTTCTCCCTCTGTGAATAGTCTAGGGGTTTGAACTTCAGTACCATCCTTATTGTCCTCCAGTAGTATTGTACCCACGCACCATATGTGGGAAGGGTTGAATCCATCTGTCTCTATATCCAAAAACAGTCGCTTCATTATAGTACCTCGTCAAAGTCCTCTGCCTCTGTTGCTTCTACTTCTGTGTCTGTATCTGTATCAGGATCGTCTATCTGTGTCAAGCGTCCTGTTCCACGGTCATAGTGCAGGTGGCAGGCTGGACCAGTGAGGCCAGAGAAACGGTTCTTTAACACCCGGATCAGCGTGACATTCCTCCGGTAGAGATCAGGGTCCTGCCCGTTACGCTCCAGTCCCAACACCATATTACTCAGCTGACCTATGGCAGCGGTGCCGCGCAGTTCAGAGAGTGAGGTCTGTCCACCCTCCTCATGTGACTTGCCAGTGGGACGCTTGGAGTGAGAGACCATGCCTAGCCATATGTCCAGTTCAATGGTCAGGGTCTTGAGCTTGGTTGCTATCTCATCCAGTGCCTTCCGCTCATCACCTGCGCTCTGGTCACTGACGAGGATGGAGATGTGGTCAAGGAAAATGTACCGACAGTCGCAGGCATAGCGCATGTACTTGATGGTATCCACAATGGTGTCAATGTTGTTTGATCCAAAAGAATCAAAGAACACATACCGTCCCGTGGCAAGGGTCTCTTGGAAGGCATCGTCCCACTCTTGCTGGGTAAACTCTGTGGTGGGCAGGTGCAGTGGCTTACCAGCGTAGAGGCTCATCATGCCACGGGCAGCGTCCTCCAGTGGCTCCTCTAGGAATAGCAGGCCTATGTTATCCTCGGTGTGCTGTTGTATGTGGTAGCTCAGTTCTCTGAGCACCTGCGTCTTGCCCATGCCAGAGCCAGAGGTGATGGTCCACATCTCCCCCTTGCGGATACCATAGGTCAGGTCCTGTAGGCCGTCCCATGGGAGCGCAAGGCTGTCCGGTGTGGGTTGATTGAGCAGTCGGTCCAGCAGGTCCTCACCCCTGACAATGTTGGCAGGCGTGTACCGTTCTGCTGCAAACCACCGCCGGGTAAAGTCAGCGGAGCGGTTCTCAATCAGGTAGTCGCACGGGTCCTTGCTCTCGTCCAGTGTCACCACCTTACTCTTGTTGGGGAAGAGCTTGGATATCTGGTTGGCTGCCTGCGTGCCGCTCTCGTCACGGTCAAAGCAGATGACGATCTCCTTGAAGGAGTTGAGGAAGTTATAGCTGTTCTTGCAATCCTTGAGGGCGTTGCCTGCACCGTTCTTGATGGAGACAACAGGGTAGCGAGAGCCTAGCAGCTGATAGGTGGCCAGTGCATCTAGCTCACCCTCCACCACGGTGACGGCCTTGGCAGTGGAAGAGCCAAAGACATGCTGACCAAAGAGCATGGCCTCCTTCCCGCTGCCCTCCCAGATGAAGGACTTGCCTCTCCCTCTGACCTTGTTGGCAATGTGCTCACCCGCTCCATTGTAGTACGGGTAGTAGTGGTTGGTCTCCTTCCCGTCCTTCATGTTCAGCGTGACGTTGAAGAGCTTGCAAGTCTCCTTGCTGATCTTTCTATTCCTGATATCTTCAAAGGTCCCTTTGCTAAGAGAGACAGAAGAAAAGAATTCCTCTGTGCTTTCTTCTTGTTTTGTTTCTTCAGTAACTCCGTACTGATCTAGCATACTTTGCATCTCCTCTGGTAGTTCTTGTTTAGAGTATCTCTTCTTCTCATTCTTACAAGCGTGCGAGAAGCAGTAACCGTGTCCGTCAGGGTAAAGTGCAAAGGCATCTGAACTGTTACCACAGGGACACGCTTGGTGTGTCACTAGTGCTTCTTCTTGGTTTGTTTCTTCTATCATTCTTTATTCCTCAGATCAAGAGTAAAAGGAAGACAAAGATAACCCATCCTATTGGTGATATTGCCATGCACAATAATTCTCTTATGGGGTGTTCATCTGGGTGATAATCATAATCATCTTT